CAAATCCTTCATCACAAACTATGCAGATTAGAATTCCATTTGTTTCACCATTTTTGGCAAGGAATTTAATCAATGGGAATGGAAATATTGGTACAGTTATCTTATCTAGATTATGTCCATCAACAATTTCTGCTTTTAATATTACAGCATATGTTAGTGCGGATGTTGATACTGTTCGACCCGAGTACCCAACTATAGTGTCTCCTCCTGTAGGAGTCATGGAGTTGGAAAATAGGATTAAGCAGTTGACGGTATCCTTACAAGGTTTACGAGAATTAGAAGCGATTTATAATGAAAATCTTCCACAAATGCATGCAGACACTGAGAGTTCAAAAATTCGAAAGAGCGGAGCGATTTCGGGTATTTTGAATACAGCTGGGAAAGTAGCGACAGTTGCGAGTGGAATTCCGGTTATTGGAACAGTAGCATCGACTATAGCACCTTTTCTGAAGATTGGTTCCAGTATAGCGGGAGCTCTTGGCTTATCGAAACCACCAAATGATAAACCAGTTACAGCAGTTAAATGGAAACCAGGTGATGGACATTTATCTGCTCAGGGCTCAAATCCTATGCATTTGTTTACTTTAGATCAAGGTTGTGGAGTTGATACAGTGTCAGGTGAGTTTGGTTCAAATATGGATGAAATGTCAGTACAGGCCATAATGAGAATTCCCAGTATTATTGGTGATTTTGATTGGTCCACAAGTGATGTGACAGGGAAAATTTTATACCGAGCACCATGCACTATTTCACAGTGTATCATTCAAGGTGATGATGTGTATATGACTCCTCAGATGTGGTTAGCATCAACTATGCAAAATTGGTTAGCGTCCCTTATTTTCGATTTCGACGTTTATGGCACTCATTTTCATAAAGGTAAATTAAGGTTTATTTATGCTCCTATGGATGAAGGAACGCATAATGTTGGTTCAACTTTACCGCCAACAATTGTTAATTTGGGAACTTCAGCCGTTGTAGAATTTAGTGGAGATCATGTAAATCATTCACAACGCATAGAGCCTGCTACGAATACAAATATGAAATATGTTCCAACGCCTGTTGAATCGGGTACTGGTACATCATTGACACAATTTCGTGGTAGTCAATATACTGACATTTGCAGTTTCGGAACGTTGTATGTTTTAGTAGAAGTTCCTCTCCAAGCGTCTCCAACGGTTTCTGATAAGATTAGCGTCATTGTGAGTTATTCAGCAACGAACGTAAAATTATCAAATCCAACGACAGGTTTGAATTTTGTTCCACAACTTCATATGGATTCAAATACATCAACATTAGGAACTGAGTACAATAAGTATTCTCGTTCTGAAAGGATGGAAATGGAACCAGATATGGTTGTTGGTAACTCAGCCCAAATCCGTGATCTTACTAACATGAAATTAACAATGGGTGATGAGTTTAATCATTTAAATAAATTGCTCAATGCTTTCACAGTTTTTGCTCCCACAATTAGTGTTCCGTCTAAGGGCATATTGAGAATGGCGCCATTTGCTTTTCGTACTCTAGAAGAGACTGATCAGTACAATCTTGATCTTATAGATTATTTTGCAGTAGGTTTTGCATTTTTTAAAGGAAGTATGAATATAAGAATGGTTAGTAAGGTTGGAAATATGGATGGTGAAGCATATATATCAACATCATTTGGAAATCAGGCTCCTAGTGGAATACCATCAGTAGGTTGGTTCACGTTTGGTTCAGGGTTGTTTCAATTACCTCGCGGAGGAAGTAGAGTTGTTCCCATTTTCGATTCAGAACGAGCCGTAGATTTTTCTATTCCATATTATCAAGGTTTTCATATGGCGAGAGTTGTTCAACCGACTGATGCGTATGCAGCAAGTTATTCTCGTGGTACTTTGCCAACGCAGTTAACATACGCGCCATATTTTTC